ATTGTAATTTTGCAGAAAATTTATATCAACTATGAATGAAACAAGGTCGGGCGAACACGTTTCCGCCCAAATTGGAAAGATGGGAGTTATTGGCGATTTGTCCAATGGCAACTTTGCCTTGGCTGATGGTCAGTGCTTCAACATCAAGAATGACGGCACACAGCCCGTGAAACTATCGGTGCAGCTTGCCGGAATGGAAGATGGGGATTTCATCGAAACACAGTTTGATTGTGGTTGGAATCCTGAAATTGTAAAGACGGTGAAACAAACTTCATTGTCAGGTACTAACTTAAAATGGGGCTATTGATATGGGCTTGATTATCGGAGTAGGTGGCGCAAAGCCCACCTTTGCGTATGATTATTATTACGGCATTGAATGGGATTCGACCGTGAGCAATCCCAAGCCGACACGAATTGGCAAGATGGAGTTGCACCAATCTTTGCCCGTTCAATCTTTGATGCGCCGTTGTCTTTTGACTGATGATGGTGCAGTGAATTACTATCTTCACGCCAACGATTCGACCAAGCGCGACAATGGCGCGGCGGCAAACCTTACGGGTGCAGATGGACAATATATGGTTGAAATGCCGGACACTTATGTTCGTTTTGAAACGGACGGCACAAAGAACCGTGCATTGATTTCGACACAGGCGTTGCCCGGTTTCCACCTTTGGCGTAAGGACTACATTTCAGCCGTTGAAGCGACCGTTCAGCGTTCAACAACCAAGTTGGCGGCGGTTGTAAGCACCGATGCAGATTATCGAGGTGGCAACAACGATGCGACACGTGATGGCACATATCGCACAATGCTTGGTATGCCCGCAACGTCCATTTCATTAACCAATTTCCGTGCATACGCACGAAAGAGAGGTTCAACCGAATGGAATTGCAACGTGTACCAAACACACCGCAAGATGTGGTGGTTGTACGCCATTGAATATGCGAATTTCAATTGCCAAGACACGTTCAACGCGGCATTGACCGAAGATGGTTACAGGCAAGGCGGATTGGGCGCGGGTGTTACGACCTTGGACGGCACGAAGTGGTCGAATTTCAACGGTTACAACCCGGTGATTCCTTGCGGAACAACAAACAGCCTTGGCAACCATTCGGGCGTTGTTGATTACACGATGCCGACCGAATACGACACAACCACAAAGGTTGTCGGCGTTCCATCGTATCGAGGTGTTGAAAACCCATTCGGTCATATATGGAAGTGGACGGACGGTTGCAAGTGCTTGATTCAGTCGGAAGCAAGCGGCGGTTTATCCGAATTTTACGTTTGTGATGAACCCGCGAACTTCACAAGTTCAGGTGTTGCCAATTATCAATTGCGCGGTGTATTGCCAAGAAAAGGGGGATATGTAAAAGCCTTGATTCTTGGTGAAGATGGCGAGATTATGCCGCTTGAAGTCGGCGCGGGTTCAACCACCTATTTTTGCGATTACTTTTACACAAGTATTCCCGAAAGTGGCGTAAGTGAACGTGGCGTATTGTTCGGCTGTTATGCGCATTATGGTGCGTATGCAGGGTTCGTGTCTGCGTATACGTATTATACGGCGACGTCTACGTCTGCGACTATCGGTTCTCGGCTTTGCTTTTTCCCGCAAATCGAAGCGGCGTGAAACGCCAAATCGAACCACAACAATTGAATGATGGAAATTTGATGATTGAATGAAAAATTAAATAAGGTTGTCCGATGTCGTGGCGTTTTGTTCAGCGGTAATGCGAATAATGGTGCGAATGCAGGGTTCGTGTATGCGAATACGAATAATACGGCGACGAATACGAATGCGAATATCGGTTCTCAGCTATGCTTGTAAAAATATAGTTGCATATCGGAAACCTTGCCACAAAAACAGCCCAACCGGGGTTGAATGAGTTGGAACAATCCAACGGCAAAAAATAAAATGAGTAAAACGGTTTTGGTAGGGGTAACACCCGAAGAATCCTAATATACAAGCAAACTTGTGTTATAGTAATACAATGAAGCGAATTGGAAACATATTTGACGAAGTGATTTCGCTTGAAAACTTACGTCTTGCCGATGAAAAGGCAAGGAAAGGCAAGTTGAAGTCGTATGGTGTCAGGGTTCACGACAAGAACCGTGAAGCCAATTTGCTTGCTTTGCACGAAAGTTTGAAAAACGGTACATTCAAAACATCAAAATATCACATCTTCACCATTTACGAACCAAAAGAACGTCTTATTTATCGGTTGCCGTATTACCCCGACCGTATATTGCACCACGCAATTATGAATGTTCTTGAACCCATTTGGGTTTCCGTGTTCAACAAGAACACATATTCTTGCATCAAGAATCGTGGAATCCACAAATGCGCCAAGGACGTGAAACAGGCGTTGAAGCAAGACCCGGACGGCACACGGTATTGCCTGAAAATAGATGTTCGCAAGTTTTACCCGTCAATCAACCACGAAATCTTGAAAAAGGTTGTGCGGCGGAAAATAAAAGATGGTCGCCTTTTGGCATTGCTTGACGAAATCATTGATTCAACCGATGGCGTGCCAATTGGCAACTATCTTTCCCAATACTTTGCAAACCTTTTCTTGGCATATTTCGACCATTGGTTGAAAGAAGAAAAGCGGGTGAAGTATTATTGGCGTTATGCCGATGATATTGTGATTCTTGCACCGAACAAGGAGTTTTTGCACAACTTATTGCACGAAATCCGTGCATATTTACGCGACAACCTGAAATTGGCGGTCAAACGTAATTACCAAGTGTTCCCCGTTGATTCAAGGGGCATTGACTTCTTGGGTTATGTGTTTTATCATTCCCACACCCTTTTGCGAAAGGCAATCAAACAAAAACTTTGTCGCCGGGTGGCAAAGCTGAACAAACGCAAGATTGCCCCAACGAAAGAATACTACAAACAACAAATTTGCAGTTGGTGGGGGTGGTGCAAGTATTGTGATTCAATCAATTTAGTGAACAAACTTTCAAAACAATTTCCGTATGAAATTAAATTCAATCGAAGCAAACGCCCATTATGATATGGCGCACGGTATGCCCGCCGTCTTGGAAAGAGATAATGACGGGTCGCACTTGTATCGTTTCAACATCGAAGTTGAAATGGGCATTCCTGATGGTCAGGAAAAAGAAGTTCAAATTGGTTGGAAGTGTTGCGAGGTTCGCACATTCAACAAGCCGACCAAGGCGAATTTGAAGAAAGTAATTATCCGTTCAGTCCTTGACGAAACGGCAGAATTTGACCTTGTAAATTCATACAACAAGCACGTCTTGGGCGTTGCCGTTGATGAAAACGCGGTTGCCGCATACAAGGAATACTTGCAGTTTACCGAGGATTTGGACGTGATGTTGGTAAACACATTGTCGAACTAAACATTAAACCGAATACCGATGGCAAAATTTTGTGAACTTGGGATTGAATCGGACGTGGTAATTGGCAAGGGAATCGAGATTGAAGAATTGTTCGGTCGCCGAATCCTGATTGAAAAGACAATCATTCAGCCAACAAAATATCCGGGAAAGAATGCGTCCGGCTTACGAATGCAAATGCAAGTTGTGCTTGCCACGTTCAACGAATCACCCGACAAAGACGGTGATTATTACACAAAGAACCCCGATGGCACACCCGTTGGGGAAAGACGTTCTTGTTTTACCGGGTCGGACATTTTGATTTCAGCCATTCAAAAGGCGGAAAACAACTTGCCCGCAATCAACAAGAAACGAAGTGAAAATGGCTTGCCCTTGTTGTCTTTGTACCCAATGGACACAACCATTGTCAAGGTCGGAAAATGTTTTCAATTTACTTAAAATGATGGAATATATCCCGGCTATCATTACGGCAATCGGCGTGATTATCACAGCTTGGTTTGCGTACAACCAAAAGACCAAAGACAAAATGACGGACTTGAAGATTGAGCAAATCCGAGCCGAAACAGCCGAAAAGAAGAAAAGACGTGCCGACAATTCGGCAATCGTTCACGGCGAATTATGGGAAGCATTGCACGAATTGCACGCCGACCGTGTTTATATCGTGCAGCCACACCCACTTGGCAACGAATCAATGGTAAGCATTTATTTTGAATCGAAGCGAAAGGGCGTGGAATCAATGAAACCCAAGGTTCAAAACCTCAAAATGTGTGAGTGTGCCGCCTTTTGTGCAGATATGGCGAAAAACCTTTATATGTTCTTCGATGATATAGATGCACAGGTAAAAGACCGATACGCAAAATCGCTTCTTTCAGCTTGCGGAACAAGCAAGGTTGCAATCAAGCGGTTAAGCGACAACACCCACGATTGGGTGGGGTCTATCTTCTGCGAGTTCACCCACAATGTCGAGGTGAACGAAGATGAAGTTCGCGCGACACTTCACGAAGTGGCGATGAATGTTCAATATCTTTTGCCCGAATATAAAGAATAATGTATTATGGCAAAGGTTGAAATTTTATTGCCGTTCATCTTGAAGTGGGAGGGCGGATTTGTGAACGACCCGGCAGACGCGGGCGGTGCGACCAATAAGGGCGTTACCATTGCAACGTGGCGAAATGTTGGATATGACAAGGACGGCGACGGTGATATTGATGTGCAAGACTTGAAGTTGCTATCGGAAACGGACGTGATGAATCGAGTATTGAAACCGCATTATTGGAATCGTTGGAAAGCCGACCACATACATTCACAAAAGATTGCAAACATCTTGGTTGATTGGGTGTGGGGTTCAGGTAAACACGGCATTGTCATTCCACAAAAAATGCTTGGCGTTGAGCCGGACGGCATTGTTGGCAACAAAACATTGTCGGCGGTGAACTTTGCAGACCCGGACGAACTGTTTGAAGCCCTTTTCGATGCACGTGTTGAGTTCCTGAATGACATTGTGAACAACAGTATTGCAAAGTTTGAAAGGAAAATTGGACGTAAGGCAACCGAAAAAGAGTTGTTGAAGCACACGAACAAACGATTCTTGAAAGGTTGGTTGAATCGCTTAAATTCAATTCGTACATTATGAAGTTGCAGTTGAAGCGAAGATTCTTTGGCGAAACGTACACCATCGGAACATTGTTCATTGATGGTGTGCGCTTCTGCGATACCTTGGAAGATGCCAACCACGATAAGAACCACAACGGACAATTCGACAATGGCGAAACAAAGGTGAAGCACCACACGGCGATTCCCTTTGGAACATACAACATCATTGTCAATCGTTCGCCAAGGTTCAAACGTGATTTGCCAAGGCTTCTTGACGTGCCGAATTTCGATGGTGTGTTGATTCATCGTGGAAACACAAACGCCGACACGTCCGGGTGCATCTTGCTTGGCGAAAACAAGGTCAAAGGTAAGGTGATAAATTCAACACCTTACGAAATCGAGTTGGTAAAGCGGTGTAAAGCCGCATTGTCGAACAATGAACAAATAACAATTGAAGTGATATGAAAAAGATAATCACATTCATTGCCTTGCTTGTTATGCTTGCTTCTTGTGGAGCAACCAAAAAGGCAATCAAGACGACCGAAACGCAACTTGACAGCTTGACAGTTGCAAAGGTGGTAAGCGAACAAACCGAAAAGGTGGTGGACACAACCCGGACGGAACACGGAAAGGTTACAATCACCGAAATTGAGTTTTTCCCACCAACTGAAATCGAGCAACCACAGCCCGAACCCGACAAGCCCAAGAAAAAGGACAAACCCAAGGATTCGGACAACAAGGTTGCAGACGAACCGAAGAAAACACAGCCACCAACAACGGCAAGTGTTGATTTGTCAAATGTCGGAAAGGTTCAAGGGGCGGTCAAGTCGATAAAACAAACGGTGATTGAATCCGATGTTGAAGAAAAGGGCGAAAGCAAGGAATCAAGCGAAAGCAACGAAACCGAAAGTGCCGCCACCGTAACCAAGGCAACGGAAAGCACCGACAAGCAGCAAGAACCAACCCCCGACCCTTACCGTTGGCGTTATATATTTTTCATTGCCTTGTTGGGTGTCGCCGTTTTGTTATACCTGAAAAGAACACCGATTGTCAATTGGATAAGAAAGATTCTTTCGGGAATCTTGAAGATATTATAATAAAAGGTGTATCTTTGCACCACATTGTTGCGAAAGCCCCGGAGTTGCACCGGGGAACAATGTCGAAGCCCGGTTTCTTGCCGGGCTTCATTGTTGTACACGAACCCCCTTTTCTTGCAAAGTGTGGCAAAAAAACGTATGATTTTGGGGTGAAAAATATGTATTAAAAGAAAAATCGGTTGAATATCAATGTTTTAAGTGTGGCAAAAACAAGAAAAGCCGAAAAAAGAAAAACGCCCAAAATCGTGTTGAAATTGGGCGTTTCGTGTACATTTTCGTGTACTTAATTTGCAATTCCTTGATTTTCAAGGTTTATTGCGGAGAGAGAGGGATTCGAACCCCCGGAAGCTCTCACTTCAACGGTTTTCAAGACCGCCGCAATCGACCACTCTGCCATCTCTCCAGACGACCTCTA